AAATAAAAGGATTTTTAAATGGCTGTTGCAACTAGAGAACAATTAAAACAATATTGCCTACGTGCTTTAGGTGCACCTGTAGTTGAAATTAACGTAGATGATGATCAGCTAGAAGATCGTATCGATGAAGCATTAGAACATTGGAGAAAATACCATTACGATGGTATCGAGCAGATTTATATGAAAGCAGCAATTCGTGCTTCAGAAATCGTTCTAACAACTTCAGTTGCAGCTAATTATCAACTTTCTGAAACTATTACTGGTGCAACATCTGGCGCAAAAGCAACAGTAGTACGAGAAACTAATCGTTCTTCTGCTGGAACTTTATTGCTCGTAAAAAATATTGTAGGAACATTTACAGTTGGTGAAGTGGTTACTGGTTCTATTTCTGGACAAGTCGCTACAACATCATCTATTACTAAAAGAGAATATGACAACAAATATATTGAAGTTAGTGATTTAGTTTATGGTGTTACAAAAGTACTAAGTATTGGACAAGCATCTTCTTCAAAAAATATTTTTGATCTTCAATATCAATTACGTCTAAACGACTTATATGATCTAACATCTACATCATTAATTTACTACAAAACAGTAATGAGTCATTTAGCTCTGTTAGATCTAGAGTTAAATGGACACACATCTTTCCGTTTTAATCGTAGAACAAATCGTGTTTATCTAGATATTAACTGGGAAACAGATATTCCTCTTGGAGATTATGTTATCGTTCAAGGATATCGTGCTCTTGATCCAAACGAATTTACAAAAGTCTGGAATGAAGCATGGTTAAAACATTACGTTACTGCATTGTTTAAAAAACAATGGGCTACAAATATTAAAAAGTTTTCTGGTATCCAACTTCCAGGTGGCGTTACTCTTGATGGAGATAAACTATATGATGAAGCAACTACTGAACTTAAAGAGTTAGAAGATTCTCTTCAAAATAAATCTGCTCCATTAGATTTTTTTATAGGTTAATATGCCAACTAATGTTTATTTTTCACATGGTACTAGAAATGAACAGTACCTTGTCGAAGACCTAATCATAGAATCTCTTAAGATCTATGGTCAGGAATTTTTCTACATTCCAAGAACATTAGTTTCTAAAGATAATATTCTGGGTGAAGATCGTTTATCAGAGTTTAAGTCCTCATTTCCAATCGAAATGTATTTTGAAAATGTAGATTCATTTGCAGGACAAGGTGCGTTTATTCAAAAGTTTGGTTTAATGGTGGAACAATCTGCAACTTTAGTTGTTGCAAGACGTAGATGGGAACAGTTAGTCGGTAGATATGGACAAACAACAATTCCTACACGTCCAAATGAAGGCGATTTGATTTATTTTCCATTGTCTAAAGGATTGTTTGAAATTAAATTTGTAACACATCAAGATCCATTTTATCAACTTGGTAAATTGTATGTTTATAAACTTCAAGTTGAACTATTCCAGTATGCTTCTGAGAGAATTGATACAGGAATTAAAGAAGTTGATGCGTTTGAATCTCTTAAAACATTTAGTACTAACTCAACAAGAAATCCAACATCACGTGTTTTAAAGGTTACAGTTACAAATCAGGGATCAGGTTATACTTCACCACCATCTGTAACATTTGTAAGTTCTACAGGATTTGGTGCTGCTGCAACAGCAGTTCTTGGTACTGGAATTAGTGCAGGGAAGGTTGTTGCTATCAATGTAACTGAAGATGGACAACAATATCAAGCACCTCCTGTAGTGCAATTTAATGGTGGAGGTGGAAATGGGGCTACAGCTGTAGCTACATTAGAAATCGATATAGATAAAGTTGATTCATACGGAGATAATAATTCTTTTAAATCTGAAGCTACTGATATTCTTTTTAGTGAAAGTAATCCGTTTGGAGAGGTTGGTGAATAATGCTTAATAATAATATTTTTTATCACGGCATTATTCGTAAAAGTATTGTTGCTTTTGGAAGATTATTCAGTGATATCTATATTGATCGTAAACAGGGTGATTCTGTAACAGGCACAACTGTACAAAGATTACAAATACCATTGGCTTATGCACCAAAAGAAAAATGGTTAGTTCGAATTGAACAAGATCCAGATTTAGCAAACAATACCTATGTTTCTTTACCAAGAATGTCGTTTGAGATTGTTGGATATAATTATGATTCCTCACGCAAACTAAATCGTATGCAACAAATTAAATGTGGTGAGGGTGAAAATACAATGGGGACAATGTATACTCCAGTTCCATATAATATCGACATAGCATTATATGTTTTAACCAAAACACAAGAAGATGCATTACAAATAATTGAACAAATACTACCAACATTTACTCCAGATTATACTTTAACTATTAATGCAATACCAGATATGAATGTTAAATTAGATGTTCCTATCATATTAAATAGTGTTGCTGCTTCTGATGAATATGATGGAGATTTTCAAACTCGTAGATTTGTAACACATACATTAAATTTTACAATGAAAACAAATCTATTTGGTGCTATATCTAATAAGAAAGTTATTCAAGAAGTTTATGCTAATGTTGGACAAAATGAAGATTTTACTAATCCAAACAGAATTTATACTGCTGAGGGAGATTTAACTACTTCTACAGTTAGTTCTGAAAGTTGGGAAGACAATTTTTAAATATGGCAGAAATTTATAATGCTAATGCGAATTTAAAAGCAGCTGGCGTCACAGTAGAGTTTACTCCTGATAACATCCAGGAATATATTAAATGCTCGCAAGATCCAATTTATTTCATTGAAAACTATTGCCATATTGTAACTCTAGACAATGGTTTACAGTTGTTTAAATTGTATGATTGTCAAAAGAAAAAGATTGATGTGATCCATAGTAATCGTCGTGTGATTCTTATGGAAGGTCGTCAGCAAGGTAAGACTACTACATCTGCTGCATATATTCTTTGGTATACTTTATTTCAGCCAAATAAAACTGTAGCGATTTTAGCTAATAAAGCAACTTCTGCTCGTGAGGTTCTAGATCGTTTACAAACAATGTATGAGTTATTGCCTAAATGGATGCAACAAGGTGTTATAGGTTGGAATAAGGGTGACATCGAACTAGAAAATGGTTCAAAAGTATTTACTGCAGCAACAGGAAAATCTGGTATTCGTG